GTGGTGTTCAGTCCCATCAACTATACCACAACCAATACGCCTATCCTGGGTGTGAGATTGTTCAACCAGGGTCGCGGCATGTTGACTTCAAACTGTTCGGCAGTGGCTGACAGAATGGTATTTGGCATTGACGCCAGAGATGTGTGGGCCTTTGATGGCAACAACTTTGTGGGCATTGGCAACCAGCGTGTTAAGAACTGGCTGTTTGATCAAATAGACCCCAACAATGTGCAGCGCACATTCATGGTGGCCAACACACAAAAGAACCAAATTGAAATCTACTATTACCATGAGCCAGATCCTGTAGGCACTGTGGTGGCCACTGAGAACTCTGGCATATTCCGTGCTGAGTCAATCAGCCTGCAGGTTGGAGAAGAAATCCTAGTGTCAGGCACCAACACGGGCACAGGTTCAATCACTGGCTATGCGAATCCCACAACTTATTGGATCACCAGCATTGACCCCAACAACACAGGTAATGTCACTGAGTTTACCATGAGCACCACACCTTCTGGCACCAATGTGGCTTCAACAGCTGGCACACTCACTGGTCTGACCTTTGGCATTGTGGATCGCGGTACACCCAACTACATGCTGAGCTACAGATATGATCTTGAAGTATGGAATGCACCGCGTCAGGTCAACCAAGCCAGCTCGGCCACAGAAAGTCCTGTGCGCTTGCCTTATGATCCTGTGCTGGCTTGGCGCCAAGACCGTGCCAGTCGCACAGTGATGTATGTGCGAGCAGTGCCTGATAGTCAGTTGGTGCAGATGAATCAAAGCTACAGCTTTGTCAATTCAACACCTATTAGAAGCAGCTTTAGACGCGACAACATTAGACTAAGCCCAGACTACAGCGTCAAAACTCTGGTGCATCGTATTCTAGCAGAAGCCATGAACTTGGATTACAAGGGCCTGCCTATTATACCCAATGTGATTCCCAGTCCACAGTTGGGTGATATCAGCATACAGGTAGAAGGATCAGGTTCAACAGGCGCACCCAAAAATGATGCCTTGAGTATTGTCATGCCCATAGACACACAAAATCCTTGGGTTCAGATCAATCAAAACGCCAACCGTGTCAACACCTTGGAAATTGGCAACACCAGTGATGAAAACATCTGGCACTGCGCTGCTGTTACTTGGCAGTGGACGCCCACGGAAGATGATAGATAAAATGGCCAAGTTTCCAGTTGAACCCGGCGATATCGATGGCATCATAGATGGCATCAACTATGCACTGAGTGGACCCAGTGGTCTAGGCCAAAACTTCTCTGGTTTTGCCACCAGCCAGCCTGGTTGGTTAACTGCCAACTTTAGAACGCCTTTGGTGTTAGCACCACAGGCCACAAGTGAAGCCTTAGGCAACACAGCGGCATTGAGTTTGAATCCTGTGTATGAACCCACAGGCATACAGGCTGGACTTTATGTGTATGGCACCAATGTGGCAGCAGGCGCACAAGTTGGGGGTGCTTATTCACCAGCCACAGCCAGTGTAGTACCACTCACACTGGCCAACACAGGACCTGTAACAGGCACTGTGAACTTTTATTCAAGACCCACAGACAACATTGCTGTGGCACCCATTGCGCTGGCAGCAGTGAATGGTGCTGTGTGGGTGGATGACTACACACGCCAGCTGACCTTTGCAGTGCCACAACCCACACCACCATTTCAATTGGGCAATCCTGTCACAGTGGCAGGCAGTTCAGTGGCAGGCTACAATGAACAGTATCGTGGTCCAGGTGTTGTAGCCTGCACCACAACTGGTGCAACAGTACGCAGCCTCACAGCACAAGCAGCCTTGGCAGCAGGTGCAGGCGGCACAGTGAGTTTTCAGAACACCACGCAGCCCGCAGCCACACCCACTCTGCGTCGTTATATTTTCACAGACTGTCAAAGTGTGGTCACTGTAAACAGTGCCAATGACCGTGTGTTGGTCAGTGGTTTACTTGCGGCTGAATACACCTACACAGCCACAGCAGCCAGTGACATTCAAATACGCACAATAATAGTGAGACAAATTGCTCAAGGCAACAATGATCCTGCCTTGCCAGAAATACTCTACAGCAGTCAGGAAATTGTGGCCGAGCGTGTGTCAACAACCGCAGTGGCCATTGGTTCTGGCACCATCAGCCTAGAAAACAACTTTGGCACAATCATCAACCAACCCACACAGCCTGGACAGTATCGCTATCTTATTGGCCTACAATTTAGAGTCGTCAACACTGGCGGCGCTGCACAGATAACTAGTGGTATATTGGGACTCAGAAGCCTTACAACACAGGTTGTCAAGCTCTAAGATGAGCTGCTGAGTTCCTGGAGAATTCAGCAATGACACCGGCAATGACACAAGCACCAGCCTGGCAGATCAGCCAGGTATTCCCACCTGAACTGCTGACAGCAGTTGCTGACACAGTGGAATCAGCACCCTTAAAATATGGTTGGGCCAGCAACAGAAAAGTGGGCTACACACATTGGAATCATGACTTTGCTCACCGTGGCGCAGACAACGGCCTAGATTGCAGCTCTGCTTTGCCTGAGACCATGCGTCAAGCCTGGGAATATTTGCAGCAGCAATACCTAGGTCCACAAACCCTGTTGCGCTGTTATACCAATGCACACACCTATGGTATTGAAGGCAATCCACACACAGACAGTGTGCGTGATTGTGATTATACCATAGTGATTTACATGAACCGGGAATGGTTACGCGAATGGGGTGGCGAAACCATGGTTTATAAAGGCAACACAATTGTACATGCTGAATTGCCCCATTACAACCGTGCCCTGGTGTTTCGTGGCCAAGATTGGCATTGTGCTAGAAGCTTGACCAGAATCTGCCCAGGATTACGCAGAACACTGATGTTTAAATTTGCAGCACCTGGTGTGGATCCAGTTAGAGATCGTGTGCAAACATTTTTAGAAACTGTGGGTGCTGACCGTATCAAACACAGTGGGCGCAATCTACGCCGTCATTTGCTAAACACCTATGATCATTTAAAATATACGCTGGGTGCAGATCCCACAACAGCAGCCGCTGGCGCCATGCACAGCATATTTGGCACCAATGTGTTTAAAACTGCCGCAGTGCCAGCACAACAACGAGCAGCAGTGGCAGCAACAATTGGTGAAGCTGCTACAGAATTGGTAGAACTGTTTAGAGACATTGAAAGACCCCAAACCTTAGAAACAGCATTAGCCACAAACTCTACCCGTGTGACTCTGCGTGATGGATCTACCAGGACCTTAACACCAGACCAACTAAATAGTTTATGCGCCATTGAAGTGGCAAACTTGCGTGACCAAAACAGTTTAGGCCGTTGGCCACACCTCACAGCGTTCCAGAGAACAAGGACTAAGAAATGTCAGTAAAACGACCAAAAAAATCAAAGAGCCAGGATTTTAGCCAGATCCTAGCTCAGGCTAGCGACAGCGAGCTTAAAAAACTAGCTCAGCAGCTAAGATCTATGGGTATTGGTAATGATACCGTGCTGGCCCATATTACACCAGAAGAAGCAGAACTGCTAAAAGAACACGGCGGAAGTGGCCGTATCAACCCCCACACTGGACTACCCATGTTTGAAGGTGGAGATGGTGGTGGTGACGGTGGCGGTGGAGATGGCGGTGGCGATGGCGGTGGCGATGGCGGTGGCGATGGTGGTGACGGCGGAGCTGGAGATGGTGCAGGTGATGCTGGTGGTGATGCCGGAGACGCGGGTGATGCCGGAGACGCGGGCGATGCAGGTGATGCGGGCGATGCAGGTGACGCAGGTGACGCAGGTGACGCAGGTGACGCAGGTGACGCAGGTGATGCGGGCGATGCGGGTGATGATGCTGGTGATGCAGACGCAGCAGATGACGCAGCAGATGACGCAGCAGATGACGCAGCAGATGACGCAGCAGATGACGCAGCAGATGACGCAGCAGATGACGCAGCAGATGACGCAGCAGATGACGCAGCTGACGATGCTGATGATGCTGATGATGCTGATGATGCTGATGATGCTGATGATGCCGCAGATGACTCAGATACAGGTGACACTGGCGATACTGGCGATACTGGCGATGATGGTGATACTGGCGATGATGGTGATACTGGCGATGATGGAGATGGCGACGCTGACACAGGTGATGATGGCGGAGATGATGGCGCTGATGGCGGCGGTGATGGAGGAGGAGATGGCGGCGGTGATGGTCCAGTAGTTCCACCAGTTACACCTCCTGTAACACCTCCAGTTACTCCAGTTACTCCTATAACTCCTGTAACTCCAACACCTACAGCACGAATTCCACAAGGTCTCAATCCTGGATTGATGCAGGCTGTACCACAGTACAATACTACAAGTCCAGTACAAAGCCGTTACTACTGGGGCACAGCACCATTCCAAACTGGAGGTCCAGACGGACAAACATTCAATGCTGATGTGGCTAGATCTAGCCCATTTGCACCAGCACAGCCTTGGGGACTGCAACAAATGGCAGCACCTTTGACAGCAGCACAAATTCAAATGCTTTTGGCTGGAGGCAATCCATTTGTAGCAGGCAATAACATGAGCCCAGCACAGTCATTTGCTCCTGCCACTGCACCAGCTGCTATGAGCATACCTGGCACACCTGGTGGAAAGAGTGCCGTGCAGCCAGTTGCTGGTTTTGACACCGCGCCTAGAATGCGAATTCCTGGCACACCTGGTGGAAAGAGCCTGATGTAAAATGCTTTCCATAAATAAACCATATTACAAGGATAACCAATTATGAGCATGGGAAAAGGCGGTGGTAGTTCAACCACAATCAACACTCCAAGCCTAACGCAAGAACAAAAAGACATGATCAAGGCGCAGACAGAGTTCTTTACAGGAACTGTGGCGCCAACCTATAGAGAAGCTGTTACAGGTGCTACAGGTTTATACAATGTCAATGCGCCTGGAGTATTAAATGCTGCACAGAATCAGGCTAGAACAGCCTTACAAGCACAAGAAGCCCTGGGTGGCACAGGCGAAAGTGCCTTACGCACAGGCATCACAGGCCTACAAAGCCTGTTTGATCCCAACTATGAAGCCAACCAGGTTATGGCAGCACTGGCACCAGCACAAAGCCAGTATGCACAGAATGTGGCACAACAACAGGCACAGTTTGGTGGCCTTGGCAACATTGGTTCAGCAAGACAGGCTCTTGCAGAACGAGCCCTAGCAGGACAAACACAAGCAGCACAGATGCAAACTGCTGCACAGGTACAACAAGGTGTTCAAGCACAGCGAGCTGCCGCAGCACAGCAGTTGGCCAATTTGGGTCAGGCTGGTATTGGACAAGCTCTTGGTGCTGCTGGCAATGCTGTTTCAGCTTCGATTATACCACAAGATTATTTCAACAAATATGCTGGCGTGATCTATGGTGTTCCATCATCCAGCTACAGCCCAGACTTCCGTGGCACACAAGGTGGAACAACCACAGGCAGTCAAAGCAGCTACAACATGGGTCTCAACTTTGGTAGCGGACTTGGTGGCGCAGTATTGGGCAGCATGTTGCTCAGTGACCGCAGAGTCAAAGAAAACATTGAGCGTATTGGCACTCGAGATGGCGTGCCTGTTTACAGCTTCAACTATGTTTGGGATAAAACACCAAGACGCGGAACCATGGCGCAGGATATTCTGCGTGATCCACGCTATGCTCATGCTGTTAGCCGAAACTCGCAGGGAATTCTGCAGGTTGATTACAGCAAGCTTCCCGATCTTGATAAGGAATAAACAATGGCATTCACACCCTACGGTAGCACATACCAAGACCCAATGGAAGAAGAACGCCTGCGTCAGGAAGAAGAAGAACGCAGACGCAGAGAAGAACAAGAGCGTATTCTTGCTCTAGCACAAGGCATTGTTCAACCACAACTGCCTGTTTCTGATGCTGCTGGCACTGGTATGTTCAACATTCCAGCTGGTGTGCAGCCCAGCGGTGCCATAACATATCCTGTTTCAACAGGACTACCCAGTTCTGTATTAGATGCAATACCACTGCCGCCAAGACCAGTAGCGCCTGGAACGGCTGTTAATCCAGAAACTGGTGAACTGTATCAGCCAGTATCAGGTCCTGGCCAGGTAGGTGTATCAACAGGACTACCTAGTTCCGTATTAGATGCAATACCAAAGCCGCCAAGACCCAGAGATGTTGTCAGCAGCGAAACAGTAGAAACTCGTGCTGATGGCACACAGGTAGTAACCACAGAACGCACAACTCCACCTCAGGCAGCACAACCACAACCTGTGGCACCCACTGACATGAGCTCAGTAGATGCTACCTTGGACAGACTGCGTAGAGAACAAGCTGCTGCACAAGCTGGCGCACCTGCTCCAGCACAGCCCAGCATGGTAGCTGATTTTGTTCAGCGTGAACGCACTGCCTTGGGCTTAGATGAACAAGGTCGCCCAGTGCAGGTAGCACAAGCTGGCGGTGCAAGACCACAACCAAGACCAGTGGCGCCAGGAGCTGCACCTGTTGCACCTGCTGCAAGACCAGCAGCAAGACCAGCACAGAGATTGGCAGGCGAAACAGAATATGATGCACAGGTGCGTTTGGGTGAAAGCGGTAGAAATCCCAACATTGGTTATCACTATCAACCTGATGCACAGGGTCGCAGAGCCAGCACAGCCTATGGTGCTTATGGCATCACTGCACCTGCCTACACAGAAATTCAACGCAGAGATCCCAGCTTTGCAGGACGCCCTATTGAAAGTCTAACATTAGAAGAACAAACTAGAGCCAATCAGGTTCTAACACAAATCAACAGCCGTGCATTACGCCAATATGGTATTGAAGCCACACCTGGTAATCTTGCTGCTGCACACTTTTTAGGTGCTAGAGGTCTAAGAGATTATCTTCGTGATGGCACAATCAGCCCTGCTGCTGCTAGAGCCAATGGTGGCTTTGATCGCACTAGACAAATCATTGAAGGTCGCTTGGGTGGTCCAACCACACGCGGCTTTACTGCTGCCAGTGCTGCCAGTCAGTACACTGGTCCAGGACAAGGTGAAGAAGCACAAACAGTTGCATATCCCAGTGTACGAGTAGCCTCCGTGGGTGGTGGTCCAGAATTTCTTCCACCAGCACAACCAGCTGCTGCTCCTGCTGCTGCTCCTGCTGCTGCTCCTGCTGCTGCTCCTGCTGCTGCTCCTGCTGCTGGTGAAGGCACCATGGCCAGCACACAGCAGTTTGATGCATTTACACAAGCACAGGGCAATCCTACTGCACTGTTTCAAATTTACAACAATCCAGCTTTTAGCCCAGACATTAGACGCAGAGCTGGAGAACAAGTGCTGAATGAAGTGGCACTTACCAATGGTCAGCTGCGATTCCAAAACGCTGTGGCCACTGGTGATCTCAAACCCATTACTGAAGCACTCAACAGACCCGGCCGCACCAGAGAAGCCAGCGCATTTAGAGCAGGTATTCTACAGTATCTTGGCCTAGGTGATGCTGCCCGAGAAGAAATCAACCGTTGGGGTGGTTATGGCAACACTTGGCAAAGCACACAAGATGAACAAGGCCGTCCAGTTCTAGTAGAAACCAATGCCAGAGGCTTGCCTATCAGTGGTATCAAAGCTGATGGCACTGCCATGAGCGAAACTGAATTGGTTGGCTTTGGTGGTGGTCGCAGAGAACTAGACATTGTGGGTGGCACTTATGTAAATGACCGCACTGGTGAAGTGGGTCGTGTGGTCACTGACAAGCGCACTGGTCAAAGCTATATTCAAACTGATCAAGGCCGTAGAGGCATGACAGGTTTTCGTCCACAGGCTTCAACAGGTACCTTGGGCGATATGCGAACTCGTGCTCTGCAAGATCTCAACATTAGACTGCAAGGCAAAGGTGTTGAAGAACAGATGCAGATTCTGCGTCCTTACAACCAGCAGTTGGCAGCAAATGGCTTGCCTGTTATTCAGCCTAGCGAAGTTGGCATTCAAGTGCCTCAGGTTGGTGGTGAAGCACCTGCTCCAGCACCAGCAGCACAACCCGCTGCACCTGCCGCACCTGCCGCACCAGCAGCACAACCTGCTGCACCAGCAGCCGTAGCACCAGCAGCACAACCTCCTGCACCTGTAGCACCTGGTGCACCAGCACCAGCAGCACCAGCAGCGCCCGCAGCCGCTGCACCACAGCCAGTGGCGCCAGGAGCAGCACCTGCTGCACAACCAGCAAGAAGACCTACAGGTCCTCAATTGGAAGCAGGCGCAGCCGCACAAAGAGCAGAAGCCACTGAATTTGTGAAATACGACAGTGAAACCATTGGACCTCAGGCCAGCAGTGGTTCAGCCATTGCTAGAATCCGTAGAGATCAGGTCAATGGTCCAGACGGTATTCTAAGAAATCCTGAAATTGCTGGCCTAATGAGTGGTCAGGGCAGCACAGCCAGAGAAGTTGGCAACATTATTCGTGACCTAGTGGCAGGTAACTTTACCAGTGTGGATGATCTCAGCACTAGAGTAAGAGCCCTAGATCTAACACAGCGTCAGAAAGATGTTCTAAACTATCAAATTGCTCTTGCTAGACAAATTGATCCGTTGACTCTGAAACAGAATGCCGGCGCTGGCGCTGTCAGTGATGCTGAACAAAGAGCCAACCGTCAGGCCAATGTGGACATTACTCGTCAGCCCTTGTACAGTGCATTGACCTTAATGACACGCAACCAGTTTGAAGGTGACCTCAATGCAGCTAGAGGTGCATTTAGAGCAGCAAGACCTGATCTAACAACTCGCGCTACATTTGACGCAGCTTGGAGTCAGGAAAAGGCACGCCTACAAACACAGTATGACAATATCTACAACGCAAGAGCCGCTTATATTGCAAGATACAATCCAGATGGTCGTAATCCAGGCGCTGTGGTTGATGCCTACAGACACTATCCAGTGCCACAGTGGAGCAGCGAACGCAGAACTTGGGAATATGGCACACCTTACAGCGAAAGAGCTGCCAATCGCCCTCCACTAAGTACTTTCAATAGGAATTAACACTATGAGTTTTGATAGAGAAGCCGCAAAACGAGCAGGATACAGTGAAGAAGAAATTGAAGCTTATCTTCGAGCTCAAACTGCTGCGCCTGCTGCGGCCGATGCAGGTGACGCTCCACCTCCACCCAGCACAGTAATTCCAGAAGTCAGCAGCACAGCCAGCAACATGGCCACTGCTGGTGGTGCTTTGGTAGAATATGGTCTTCCAGCAGCTGGTGGTGCCGCAGCAGCTTATGGCACTTATAAATTGGGTCGTTATGGTGTAGATCGTGTGGTAGATGCTGCTGCTGAAAGAATAGCTGCTCGTATGCCTCAACCAGTGGCACCAGTGACACCTGCAGCACCAGTAGCTGCTCCAGCACCTGTTGTACCACAACCAGTGGCACCCACCACAAGTCCTATTTTAGATGCACAAGGTCGTCCTATGGTAAGACCAGCACCACAACCTGTTGCTCCAGTAGCACCTACCGCAGCAGCTGGTCCATTGCCTCCCACACTCACTGCTGGTGAACCCATGTTTAGACCACCAGCACAGCCCAGTGTAATCAACCGTGCCAGCGATATTGTAAAACAATTAGCTTTGTCAAAGGTTGCACCAGCACTTGGCGCAGCAGCAAGAGTGGCTGGTCCTGCAGGCTTAGCCTACAGCATCTATGAAGCAAGTCCTTATATTCAACAAGGTGGACAAGAATTAGCCAGTGGTCAGGCTCAACAGAGAATGCGTGAAGCACAAAGAGCAGTGTTAAATGCACCTACACCTGCACCATTAACTGCACAAGAAGCACAGAACCTTATTGCCAGTGGCGATCAGAGACTGATCAACATTTACAGAAATGATCCACAGGTTGCTAGACTTCTCGGCGCTGCTCAAGCAAGGTAAGTATAGCTATGACCACACAAGAACAACTAACCCAACTGTTTAACGACAACTTTGTTGCTTACTATCGCAGCCATCAAGCACATGTAAACATTGTAGGCAGAAACTTTGTCAGTGACCACAAGTTGCTGAAAGGCATCTATGAAGACCGCCAGGAACAAATTGACACCATTGGCGAACTTCTGCGTACCATGGATGAATACATGCCTTGCGATCTTAGCGAAGTGTTGCTGAACAGTCAGGTTGATGCTACCAAACTTGAAGGCGATGCAGATTTCTTGATTGACATGGTTGGTCAAGACCTTGAACACTTGACGGAAACACTGCGTGAACTAATTCGTGTGGCAGAAGACGAAGACTATCCTGAAATTGCCAACTATGCACAGGATCAAATCCTTGCACTGAAAAAACAAATTTGGATGATCAAAAGCACCCTTAGTTAAACGGCCCAGAACACTATCAAGAACCAGGAGATTTTGCCGTTTTCTAACCTGGGCATCAACGAATTGGCAGGCGAGCTTGTGTCGTGTTCACTCCGCAGGATCCAACAGTTTATAGGCATATGATCCACGCACACTGTAACCATGGCGTTCATGCAGTCGCAAGAATGCTGTTTGGTCATGTCGCATGGTAGTGCTGCAAATGATTCTATGATTGCAGAATCTAGCAAAGCGTTCCCAATGATCCAGCATGTCTGTGACCAAGCGTACTCGCTGTCTTGGGCTTTGATTGAGATCCACATGTGCCATACGCACACTGACCATGGGATCATCACTCCACACAGCACGGTCTCCACTTTTGGCCCAAGTATATGCTAGAAGTTGTCGATCTGCATTGGCTCTAGCCACAGCTACCAATTCTGTGCCAGGTAAGAAAAATTGGTTTGTGACAGCAAATATAAGATTGCGTGTCATCACAGGCGGTTCTGGTGTAAAGATACGATCAATTTCTTGTTGAAAATGCTGCTCCGCCATAGCAACAATCTCGCCCACATCATCACCGTTGGCCAAACTCCATGTGTATTCTGTCATTGCAGTTCCTTTCATTGTGTGCGCTATTTAATGCCCCGCAACCAGGGCTGCTAAATAAACCATATGGACAACCAAGATAAAAAATCACCAAGATACAAAAACAAAGCACCCTCACGCGGTGGTGCTAGACCTGGTGCTGGACGCCCAAAGAACAGCCGTGATGCTGTCACTGTCAAAGGACTATTAGAAGCCTTAGAAACTCAAACTGGTGGTAGAGATTATGAAGCAATTCTAGTAGAAGATTTTATACAGGCCAGAAACAACAATGATACTCAACTCACACTCAAGTATCACAACCTAATCCTAAACAAGGTCATGAGCAGCCTGGCCAAAATTGAAGTCACAGACAGCAAAGATGCCATTGAAGCCAAACAAGCTGCATTTGCAGCAGCCCTAGCCAAACTGGTGGGTGTTGAGCCTGAGACTAAATAATCACATGAAAAAGGAATTATCATAATCATGCCTTTGATCAAATCAACCAGCAAGAAAGCATTCTCTAAGAATGTTGCAGCAGAAGTAAAAGCAGGACGACCTGCAAAACAAGCCGTGGCTATTGCCTATGCAACCAAGCGAGCAGCGGCTGCTAAGAAAGCATCTAAGACTCGCGCAAAAGGAAAATAAAATGAAACCAGCAAAAACACAAGCTGACAAAAACCTGGATTTCAACGGTATGGCAGGTGATGGCGTAAATCGCAGTGCCAATCGTTTTGCAGGTAATCAGTGGAGCGGCCACAGCAATGATGGTCGTTTAGTCAACAAAGGTCGTGGACCCACCAAGGGCAACACTGACCACAAGCCTATGCCAGTAGGCAAACCAGTGACCAAGGATGGTTATCGTCCAGTGCCTGAGTGCCACACTCCTTCAGTGACTCCTGGTCGAGACATGTTCAAGTACACAGCACCTGAGCGTCAGCCCAGTGGTACACGCAGCTGGGAACCCAAGGCCACAGAAAACTATCGCGGCAACCCAGACAAGATCAATGTAAGTGGTTACAGCATGGGTGATGGCAAGATGTCTAAAGGTTCACGCCCTGTAAAGAGTCCCACAGACCCTGATGGCATGAACTACGGTCCAAAGAAGCAATACTAATAGGAAAAGATCATGGAAAAAACATCCACAGGTAAAAGCATCAATCAAAAGCAAGGCCCTAGAACAGGCAATGCTGGCTTTGGCAGCAAGCGCGAAGACTTTATGGCTGAAAAAAGCCGTGTCAGCAGCGAGCGTGCCAACCTAGCCAAGATGGTCACTGACGCACTTGAAACACGCGGTGTTGACAACCGCAGTCATCGTGCTCCTGGCGTTGAAAGCCTGCACGATAACACCAATGTTGGTCGTGGTCCTACCAAGGGCAACGCTGGCAAACGCAAGTGAAACACCAGAAGCCTCGAGCAAAAACAGCAGCCAGTAGGCCTAAGAAGCCTCAGGCTGCTGCCAAGCCGCGCCGTCCCAAGCCTGTTCGTCAGACCTCAAGACAGCGTGGTGCATTGGGTGCCACCAGCGCATACTAATCACTGCCGGACAGCAGAGATAAATTAAAGTGTGATTGATTCACACAGCATAGACAAGGAAATGAAATGCAAAAAAATACAACACCTACACCTGATCCCTGGGATCAAGGTCCTGCGCCTGCTGCTGAAGCAGTTGAACCTGCAGCCGCAAAAACTCCAAAGAAAAACAAGACTGAATGGGTAGTAACACCTGAAGTGCCAGCTGCACCGCAGGCTCCTGCCAGCATGAATTCAGCTGAATATGACCTAGAAGGTCTAATGAGTGACTTTCCTACAGCACGAGAACTAGAACGCTTTGTGTTTGATGAAACTGGCATTGTGCTGAACCTCAAAGGTCGTGCCAACAAACTCAAATATCAAGTGGCTATGGATGTGCTGAATGGTCAGCAAGTGGATGGCAAATTTATTGGCAGTGAAAACCCTTATATTGACAAAGGCGATCTAGTTCCTGTGGATCCTGTGTTAGATCCACCTGCTAGAGATCGCACATTGCCTGCTCATAGCGACACACAAAACCTGTTTATTTGTAATGTGGTACCACATCCCAACTTTGAAATGCGTAGCCAAGACAAAAAGGTCAGCTGCATGTTTCGCAAGTATAAGAATGGTATGATCAGCTATGAAGTTTTAGGTCCTATTGAACCCATGCCCTTTGGTGAAAAGATTGACAAGTATGGTCGCAATAGACCCGAAGTGATCAAGATGATTGATCCTCGCAGTGGTGAGCAGGTAGCTGTGAGAGAAGATGGTACACTGACTCAGCAGGGCAAGCGACTGCGAGCCATGATGCAGACTTTCAAAGTCAACAAATCAAATCAGTGGGATGTATGGATTGACCGTGAGTTTGTAAGCCTCAATGACACTGTGGCCAACAACCCATGGGATCTACAAAGTTAATCATGGATGAACATATTTCATCCATAGTTAACCAAGCGCAGCAAGAGCGCATGGCTCGCGATGTCAAGATTATGCAAAAAGTAAATCAAGCACATCGCGAAGCCTTTGTGCAGAAGTTTCCTGGTCAATGTGAACACATCCTGCGGCTCATTGCCGAGCGTTTGCAGGCTGTGTTGATCAACAAACCCGCAGTGCTGAATGATCCTGAAACATGGACAGCTTCAGCAGAAGAAATAGCTGCACTAAGTCAAGCACTAAGCTTGGTATATCACATACATCGAGACCTTGATCATGAAAGTAAATTTAACACGAGCACCAAAAACACGAGTGGATCTTGAAGCTGCTTGGCACCGGGATCTCCTATTTGTTACCTTGATACGAGAAGACCAAGATCTTGGCACCACTAGTTTTCAAATTGCTTTGGATGACACAGATTTAGAACATCTAATCAGCACTCTTATAGAACAGCAGAGGTAACATGCTAGGTACAGATGTCTTAATGGCTCGTGCCCTGCGTCATGCTCTTGATTCAAATGGAGTAGCACCAGAAACTTATCAGCGGTGGCCTAGCAATCTTCGCAATCACTTGCAGGATCTTGTGATTGCCACTGCTGATGACATGCAGTTCAATAACTTAAAATATTTTAGGCCTTTTGAACATCAGCGTGATTTCTTTAGAACAGGTGCCAGTGATCGCCGTGGTATCCTAGCTGCCAACCGAGTAGGTAAAACCACAAGTACCTGTTATGAAACAGCCATGCACCTCACTGGCCAATATCCTGAGTGGTGGGATGGTTATAGATTTTCAGGGCCTATAACCTGCATGGTAGCTGGTGAAGGTTGGAGCCAGGTAGCACTGGTTCTACAAAATGAATTGTTGGGCACACAAGATGTCAAACTTGTAGAACATATTGGCACTGGTGCAATACCTCGGGATTGCATTGTGATTGAAACCATGCGTAATGATGGCGCCAACTGTATTGGTGTAGAAATACGGCATGTGTCAGGTGCTAAAAGTTATCTCCTATTTGCCAACTACACACAGGAAGTGCGCCAATTGCAAGGTTTCAAATTGAACCTTGCTGTGTTTGACGAACAACCACCCGACGACTTCTTTTCAGAAATTGTTACTAGAACTGCTACCACACAAGGCAAAGTGTTGTGTTCGTTTACACCACTCAAAGGTCTTAACGGACTGGTAAGCAAGTTTTGGAACAAGGAATCAGGATATGAATACATTCGTGTATCGTGGGCGGATGTGCCTGAGTATGATCCTTGGGGTCAACCATTTCTATTAGCAGAAACACGCCGACAACTAGAACGAGACTACTTGCCACATGAACGAGAGGCTCGTATTGCTGGTAAGCCTGTGATGGGCAAAGGCGCTGTGTTTCAAATTCGTGACTGGCCAACTTACTCAAGCAGTCAGATGCGTTTTGATCAAATGCCTAACATACATAGAATCATTGCTCTTGATTTGGGTCTAGTCAATGACCAAACTGTTATTACTTTGATGTACTGGGATCCTTATGAACGAACTGCTTATCTACACAAACAGATTGTGGTGCAAGGTATTGAAGAAGCCGTACCTATGCAGTATGTTAACCATCTACTTCGTCCTGAGGTATTTGGCACCCCTATTGTGTTACCACCTGATGCCAGTACCCCTGGTAGATATACTATGAGTGCAAATAGTGTTAGAGAATTGTTTGAAAGTTATGAACTCAATGTATATCACAAGCCCATTATGAACCCACCTGATTCAGAAGGCCGCGTTACAAATCACAAAGCATATGGCATTAACCAGATGCGTCAAATGCTAGAAACTGGTTCATTAATGGTAAATGAAAATTGCACACAATTTTTAAGTGATGCACAAAATTACTATGTGGATCAACAAGGCAGATTTAGTGACCCAGATGACACCATTGACTCTGCTCGTTACGCATTGTTAGGGTGTCTAAATGGTATTGCAGAGCCCTGGGACAATAGAACCCCTCAACAAAGAATGGCAGCAGCTCGTAACAAATATTATCGTCCTCGAGATGACGCCAACAAAGCGGCAATCAAGAGAACATACGATCCTCAAGGTTAATGCTATAATAATATCATGAAAAAACCCTATTACTCAAATTATGCAGTCCAGCGCCGCAATGCAAAAAGGCGAAATATTAAATTCGAATTCACTTACGAAGAATGGATCCATTGGTGGGGCGATGACATTGTTAATCGCGGTAAAAGCAAAGGCCAACTTGTAATGGCCCGCAAAGGCGACACGGGCCCTTATCATCCTGACAATGTTTTTAAATGCAATTGTTCACTAAATGTGATTGCAGGAGTTGAAGGTAGGCCTTTGTCTGCTGAATCTAGACTTAAACGAAGCGAGAGTCTAAAAGCTAATTGGAAAAAGAGAAAACAATATGACCCACAAGGATAACGCAGAAACTACCACACCAGCACCCAGTTTATACTTGGTTTTGGTAGCTGAAAAAGCACCAGTAATCATGTGCGAGCTGCACAGCCAAACTTATCAGCTGTTGTGCAAAGAAATCAACTTGCCAGCTACCACAATTCCAATGACAGCAGAAGATGCAGCTGAGCACAAGTGCCAGGTTTGCGATTTGGCTGAGGAACTTACTCGTCCTCACATAATCTTACCAGACTAAATAATCCATGACCAAAGGAAACCTCGCCGATGCTGGATATTAAACATACGCCCGTACAGGATATAAATCAGAACCGCAAAATCAACGCCACTTTTGTGCGTATGAAGAATCAGATGGATGTCAAAATGGCATCTTATCTGCGTTATCTGGGCACCAAAAACGCTGTTAACAGAGCCACTGACTATCACTATCTCTGTCTAGCAGTTACAGATTCAACTGCACCTGTAAATGGTATTGATTACATTCACCCTAGTGTAAAACCAGTGGTGGATTATGCCACAGCAGTTATTACCAAAGGCCTGTTGCCCAATGGTGAAATCAACTTTGAATTTGTAGCAGACTCAGAAGCAGATGAAACTGCTGCTCGCCAAGCAACCAACATGGTCAGTAAGGTTGTGAATCAAATGAATGATCCACACTTTATTTTAGAGCGTTGGGTTATGGACAGTGCCATGCACAAAAATGGCATGATGATGATCAAACCCATTCGTGAAGCAATTGTGCGCTATGTAGAAACACAGGGTACCGCAGATCAGCTAAAGGCCTTTGAACAGCAGGCAGCAGATGCAGGACTCACTGCCATGCGCCAAAGCCGTCGCAGAGATACTGTGGACATGCAGGCTGTTATGGCCGAAGTCCAGCAACTATTAGGCGAAAGCAATCAGGAACTGATGCAAAGTCAAGTTGACATTGTGATGCAGGGCCTTGAAAGCTTGCCAGAAGAAACAGATCAAACAGATCCGTTGACACAAAGCGAAGATTTATATCGCAGTCAAACAGAAAGTCAGGAAGAAATCCTACGCACAGCTATTCGCAGAAACACAATCTACAAGGCTCGCTACAAGTTGACTGGCTACAATGTCAACATCAAGTTCCATCCCATTGCACAGCACTACTGGATCTGTGATCCCACTGTGCCAGAAATGCGTGATCAACCCTTCTGCGGTTTTTATGATCCAATGACCATTCAGGAAGCTGTGGAACTGTATCCAGGTATCAGTGATAACCTAGAAGCCTTTGAACAACATGCTGAATACAACATGAACGGCGCTTACCAAGCAGGTTCAGTGCTAAACAACCTAGCTATTCATGCCAGAGACTCAGTGCCTGTTATGGGTATTCCAGTGTCAAGTGCTGCATCAGCAGATCCAGACAGTCGTCAAGTAAGTATTGTCACAGTATGGAACAAGTATGACATTGATGGCGATGGTGAATTAGAACTCATTGAATTGATTTACTCAGGCAGTTATATCATCAGTGCCAAAGAAGTTGAATTTATTCCAGTGGCCAACATGTGTCCCAAGCCCTTGCCTGGCAACTTCTATGGCATGAGCATTGGCGAATCAGTGATTCCCATGCAGGAATATCAGACATCAGCTGCTAGAGCTGAAATTCAGCTGGGCTTGTTGACTGCTACACCGCGTATTGGTGTCAAACCAGACCGTGTGGACTTTGAAATGATGCAGGATGGCGAAGCTGCTATCTTTATCTTGGATTCAAAGTTTGATCCACAAAAAGACATCTATCAAATGCCACCTCCCAGTGGTAATCTACAGTTCTTAGAAGTGGCTATGAATCGTATTCAACAGGATACTATGGCCATGGTTGGTATGACCACACCACAGGATGTGTTCAATCCAGAAATTATGGCACCAGGTAATTCAGGTGTTAAACTACAAATGGCTCTAAGCCCCAATCAGATCATTCAAGACAACACAGTACGCAATGCTGCTGAAGGTCTCCGTGAAGCACTATGGTTGGTATGGCGTACTTTGATCCAGTATGGTGATGATTATGGTGTGCGTAAACTGGCACAAAGCAGTCACCCAGATCGACAGCCCGTATTCTTAGACTATCAGGCCTTTGATGACATGAACTTTTGCGATCGCAAGCAGATTCAACTGGAATTGGCTTTGGGCATGATGAGTCAAGAAAATGCTTTGGGTCGCCAGCAGCTGATTCAAAAGACACAGGCTCAACTTTATGAAACTGTGCAGGGCATGGTTGCTGCTGGAACACTGACACCTGAAATATTTAAAAAGGTCAAAAAGCCTTTTGAAGACACATTGTATGTGTTGGGTATCAAAGATACCACAGCTTACTTGCCTAGCGATCAAGAAGTGATCAAGATGATTCAGCAAGCTGAAGAAACACGCAAGAACAAAGGACCAAGCCCAGAAGATCAGAAGAACATCAGTACAGCCAAACTCAATGATGTCAAGGCTCAGCAGATTGCTGCTGAAGTTGCTGGCGAAGATGCAGACAGTCAGCTAAACTTTATGAGTCTAGCTGCCAGCACTGAAACTGGTCGTCCACAGGATTATGGCCACTGATCAATTTAGAAAGAAATGAAATGACTAGAACAGAGATTTGCAGAAAATATCATAATCAAAAAGTTCGTGCTAAACGCCGAGGTATTGAATGGCAATTTAGTTTAAATGAATGGATTGCTTGGTGGGGCGATGATTTAGAAAAGCGAGGCAGTAAAAAAGGATGTTTGGTTATGGCTCGCTACAATGATTGCGGGGCATATCATCCTGACAATTGTCGTAAACTTACAACTGAAGAAAATACATTAGAAGCAAGAAAAAATGGTAGAGGTTTCTTCCAATCGCATACAGAAGAAAGCAAAGCAAAAATAGCACAAGGAATAAAAGAAGTCCGTGCTGTAAAACATTGGTAAAGGAAAGCATATGATATCAGAAGAAGCAGTGGATGCCTACAATCGTAGGCTGACCATTGACACCAGCAATGTAAAAAAGTTAACACCTGCACAGCGTGATGCTATCAAACAATATGGTAGCATAGCTGAGTCATTGATCAAGCATCGTGACTTGGCCATGTTCATACATCATTTTAAATTTGAAGTAAATGATGCTATGGCCAATATTAGAACTCACACAGCAGAAGCCAATGCAGAACGCATTGCCCTAGCAAATCAGCTGGCAGGCATAGATGGTTTTGTTAACACACTGAAAAGTGCTGTTTACAAGAAAAATCAAGTTATTAGAGCTGAACAAACACCTGACCCAGGGGTTCGTCCAGACTAAATAAATCCAGAGGTAACCTGAACGGCCCTCACAAAAAGGAAAAAATATGCAAACGACAACGATTAGTCCTAACCCAACAGCGGCGGACGCTAATCAAAGCGCAGTTCCCAGTTTAGATACCATAGCTGCTAAAATGACCGCAATGCGTGAACAAACGCTGCGTAATCAGATTAGAACTACTGAACAGACTGCAACAGGTCCGGAAGATGCGGCAGCAGATTCAAGCCCTGTGGCACCCAACAGTAATAATGTTGAAGCCGAAGTTGCAGATTCCGCAGAAGCAGAATCAGCCAGCGACAATTTGGAAGCAGAAGCCCAGAGTTTTGACGAACCTGTAAGCTCTGATAGTACAAATTCTACAGCAGAAGATTTGATTGACTTTATTGAATTTGCTGAGACTAATCCTCAGGCCAAATTCAAGTTCATGCGTAATGGCAAGGAAGTCGTCATTGATGCTAAGAAAGCCGCAGCGATTCTAGGACAAGGAAGTGCAATACACGAAGAAGCACGCCAACTCAAAATTGAACGAGCAGAATTTGATGAGTATTTGAAGGATGTTCGAGCAAGGCAGGAGGGGCTAGCTCTTGCAATGGAATTCACTGTACAACCCAAGTTGCAAAAGGCCTATGATGAAATCTTGAAAACTCAAGGTTATCAAGCAACCTTTCAACAGCAGTTGGCAAAGACCCAGGATCCAGCGCAGATTGCGCGAATCCAGGCCAGCATGGCACAGAATGAGCAATACATCCGTCACCAGCAAAAGGCTATCAACAAGTTGAAGCCTGCGGTAGACCAGTTCCGTCAAGTGCGGAGCCAGCAGGTGGCGCAGGTTCTTGAGACTAATCGCAAGAACTTTCAGGATAAAGAGTTGAGGAATGAATATGTCTACAACGAGATCCGTGATAAGATGAGCAAAATCTGGCCCAGTGCAAAAAGTGAAATCGTTCCAGGAGTGCCCAATATTGATTTGATCAGTTCTGATGAAGCTTTGTTAAGTCTAGTTAGAGATGGTCTAAGATATAGGGACAAGCCTCGTACCCAAAGCGCCGGCTCAAGCATGGCTGCATTGACTCAACGCAAAGGAGCAACAGCAACTAGAGGCTCAGGCGGGGATGACCTAAGCAAACTTCGTGAACAAGCCAAGAGCGGTGATAAAAAAGCCGCAGACAATCTACTTGTTCAGCGACTACAGAGTATTCGCTCAAGTAGAGGTGCAAGATAAACCATTTATTAAAGGAATACTAAAATGGCGGAAATTACTACGAGTCAGATTGGCAACGGTACAACAGCTTATGGCAGTGACATCGTTGTCAAGGACTTGGACCTAGATGTGTCCAACCGCGTTAAGGACGATACCCCCGTTCTAAACATGGCTATGAGCAAGAAGCGCAAAGTCAACAGCACACTACCACTGTGGACTGATGACATTTACCGTGCTCCAGCCGTTCAGGCACAATTAGAAGGTGCCGCAGTTTCTACTGCAAACGCTGAAAGCAATCAGCGTTACAACCTGGGTAACTATACTCAGATCTTCTCAACTGTTATTGCTTCCAGCGGTACAGCTCGCGCTGTTATGCAGGCTGGTGGTGACCCACAGGCTTACCAAGAAGTCAAGCAGTTGATCGAACTCATGTTCGATGTGGAACTACAGTTAGTTCGTAACGACCAGATTGGTACCAAGTACGCTGGTCAGTCAGGCCAAGCCGCTGGTCTACCAGCAGGCCAGACAGGTCGTCGTATGGGTTCATTGGCTTCGTTCGCAGGCACAATGAGCTTCAACCCAACTTCAGGTTCTCTGAGTGGTTTGGACACATTCTTCAACAACGAAGACACTGACAGTGCTACACAGATCAGTAACGCCCTACGCATTTATGCTAACGGTTCTTACTACTACAACGGTACATTTACCAACCAGGTGTTCAGCCCTGTGCTGTACAAGCAGCTGGTAACTGTTGCTGAACAGCGTTACAACGCCAAGATTCGCACTATGGTTGCTCCTACTTCGCTAAGAACAATCATCAGCGATAACATTGGTAGTTCTAACACTTCTATCAACCGTCGTAATGTGGAGCGTGGCGACACAATCCAGACTTATGAAGGTGACTTCAACTACACCTACGAAATCTTTGATTCTTGGATCATGGATCAGGCTGGTGTAAGCAACAGCATCTACTTCTTAAACGAAGATGTCGTTCAGTGGGGTAGCTTGCGTGATCTGGGTCCTAACAACGAAGTGTTCTCAAACGCTGACGCTTCGCTAGACCAGTTCTTGCTTGAAGGTACACTGATTGTGCGTAACCCAGCAGGTGTTGCGATGTTGAACAACATCACCAACACTGGTAGCTTGGTAACCACACCACGCCCAAGCGTAGCGGTAAGCCGCGTAAACTTTGGCGCAGGCGATGTAACACCTTAATTCTAACAGGATTAGAGTGTGTCGGGAAAGGGCTCTTAGGGGCCCTTTCCTTTTGACACTAAATAACTGCATGACTACACAAGACCAACCCGAATTTCTAGATAACACAGACCCAGAAAAAAACTGGGATTATTACCGCCAAGATCATGGCGGTGTAGTGACCAATCACAATGGCATTGCGGACCGTTTGTTAAAAAACAATGAACTTTACCGCAGCATGAAGGGTGATTGGACTAGAACTGCCACCAACAAAAGTGGCAATATCATTACCACAACTGGTCGTGAGGATGGTAATTTTTATATCAAACGCGAACAGCAAAACACAGAAGAAATCAAACAGCGTGTTAAAAACTACAGACACGCTGCTGAACAAGGTGTACCTGATCCACTGGCTCCCATTGGTGAAGATGGTAAATTAACATATAAGTGGATGGAATTACCCTATGTGATCAGCATCCGCATCAGTGATCAATACTTTGATGGTATTCCTTGGAATGCCCTCAAGCATGACAGAACACTCAAGGCACAGTTCTACAAGGTTGTAGAAACAGAATATCCAGAGTATGTTTGCTATCCAGGTGGCAAGCTGCCTATTCCTGTTGCAGTGCCTTACCCTACCAAGAAGGGTGAACAAAGATACTTTCAAGGACGCTAATCCATGTTCAATATTCCCAACGCTGACGCCCTAGTTGAATTCATCAAAGACTTCACTGGCAGCAGCAATGACACAGAAATCAAACAATGTATATTCATGGCAGAAATGTCCATGCGTAACATTGAATTGCCTGCCTTACGCAGTGATCCTTATGCGCCAGAAAACATTGGTGTTGCTGATGTATACGGTCGCATTCCTATTCCAGGAGACATGAACAAGCCAATCTTGTTTTTCAAGCAAGGTCAGCAGGTAACCACACAGGCCACGGCCACTGGCACTACAGGACAGGTGACCATTACACTGACCAGCACACCCAGTCAGAACTTGATCAATGGTATGTTGGTCACAGGCACAGGCATTGCCACAGGTGCTTTGATTACCAACACTGGTTCAGGTATTTCAGGTGGCACAGTGACTCTCAGTGCTGCCAATACCGGCACAGTGTCAGGAACATTGACATTTAGCACCACAGGTAATCAAAGCAGTCAAACAGGTCCTTGGATTGTGTATGATCGCATTGGTGATCGTGACATTATCACACAAAGCATGATTGCACAGCTATATCTACAGCCTGTGAATGTGCCAGCAGTGATTCGTGGTAAGTTCTCTGAAGTCTACAACAAGTATCAGTTCTTGCCTTACATTGCAGAAGGCGACTTAATCAACATGTACTACTACAAGGCATGGCCCTTGTTGTTTGCACCCTTAGTAGATGAAGTCATCAGTGCCACCGGATCAGTAAATCCAATTTCAGGCACAGGTCCTTGGTTGTTTGGTGTCAGTGGTATGACTACCACAGGTGACCTACAGGTTGGTGATGAAATTTATGCCACACCTGGCACTGGTAGTTTTGGCACAGGTGGTACCACAGTGGTAACCAGCATTGTCGGCCCAACCAGTATCACTGCCACAACCACTGGCGGCACTAGCCCCACAGGTGGTACTGTAACAGGTATTACACAAACAGGCTTGGTAGTAGAAAACAATGCAGTATTGCAGACTTGGCCAGAAGGTTATGTTTATGCAACTTTGCGTGAATACTATCTCAAACGCCACAACGAACAGGATGCTGCTATCTATGAAGGCAAGTATCAGCAGGCTTGGAACACAGTTGAAGATCAGAACAACCTAGGCAAGTGGTCCGGCGGCCACACAAGATTGACCAGTGTATGGCAACCAAGACAGTATCGCCAGTACAACATAAAATAAGGAAAACACGATGCCAAGTTTATACAGCACGCCACCAAATCAGGATGTAAGTTCAACCAATTCAACCAGCTTGTATGGTGGTGCTGGTACGCCTATTCCTGACAGCACAGGCAACTTAGTAGTTCGCGGCGACCTCATTGTACAAAGTGGTAACATACTGACCACTGCTACCACAGGCAACATTTTTCCTACCAATGCCACAACCATTAACATTGGCAATGCAGCTACGGCCATCAACATTGGTGCCAACACAGGCACAACCACTATCAACAATGACCTAACAGTAGATGGCGATTTGACCATCAATGGCACATTCATTGCACCAGATGCTGAGTTTGGCAACATCACCATTGCAATAGCCACAGACAATACCATTACAACCACAACTGGTGCCTTAATTTTAGAATCAGCCACTGGTGAAATTGACACAGGTTCAAGCACAAACATTTCAACCAACAGTTCAACATTTAACCTGTTGAACTTTCCTACCACTGTAAATGCATTTCTAAATGCCACCAGTTTGTTTTTGGGCGAAAACGGTGTAGGCACCACAGACATTCGCAATGACCTTACAGTAAGAGGTGATTTGCGAATCAATGGCAACGATATCAAAAGCAGCTCTGGCACTACTGCTATCACACTCAGCGGCGCCAATGTCACTGTAGCTGGTACAGTCACAGCCACAGGTGCAGACCTTGGCAACATCACAGTTGCGGTAGCCGATGACAATACCATCACAACCACAAGCGGTAACCTTACGGTCACTGCTGTAGCTGGCAGTGCAGTTAACATTGTAAGTGAAACCACTGCACCTACTTCTATAACAAGAAATACCAACTCTACTGCAACTTCTGTTAGATCATTGACCCTAGATGTTGAAAGTTCTGGCACACCTGCTGTGGGCTTTGGTAACACTTTGGAATGGCAAGTTGAAGCACAGCCAGGCAACACTGAACGAGCAGGCTTTATTGCTGTAGACTTAACAGACATCACACCCGGCAGTGAAGATTTCACTATGAAGTTTGGCCTGATGCAAAATGGTGCCGCATTTGCCAGCAAGATGGAATTGGACAGCACAGGTAGCTTGGCCATTGACAATGACCTAACTGTGGGTGGTAATACAGTTAATCTAGCACAAGGCACTACTTTTGAATACAGTGAAAACAACAACAGAACAAATCGTCCTAATGTTCAATCTACCACAGGTAATACCAGTGGTTTCCGTGTTTCGGCACCTAATAGCTCGGCCAGTGCTGTTGCTATTGTGGCACCATTCAGCACTAACGATCCCAACAACGGCAAGTTCATCAACATTAGAGCTGATGGTTCAGCAGGCCCTCTCAGTATTAGAACTGGCCAATATGTGGCTGGCGTATTTGGTGCAAGTGGTAACAGCATTGACATTTACGATGGCTCAACCAAGTATGCTAGTATCAATCCTGCTGGTCCTACTGTGGGCACAGACCTCACAACTAAAACTTATGTAGATGCGCTTACAGGCACTACCTACACCATTGATGCTACTAGCACAACTGGTGGTGCTAATCTAAACTTAAATGGCAGTGACCTTACCACAGATTCAGTGGCCTTCAAAGGCTCAGGCAGTACCACAGTTACAAGAACTGATGCCAATACAATTACAGTAAGTTCAACAGATACCAACACCACTTATGACTTTAATGCAAGCTCAACCACTGGTGGTGTAAACTTGAACCTGGTTGGCAGCGATTCCACTACTGACACAGTTAAAATTTCAAATGGCACAGGTGTTACAGCCAGTTATGTAAGCGGCACTGAAGTAAGTGTTGCAATTGGACAACCAGTGGCCACAACAGATGCAGTGACATTTGCTTCAGTCGCAGCCAACGGTGTCAATGTTGGTTTAACTGCCAACACCATCAGCGGTAATACTCTAGCACTTGCCAGCACACAAGCAGGTGGTGGATCTGTTACCATTGCTGCCACAGACAGTTCACCTGGCAGCGGTGATGGCCTGCTGACACTCAACACCAGTGTTTTAAGTTATACACACACGGATGGCTCTTTAGTTCCAGGTGTCACAGGCACATGGAGTTTCAATCCAGATGGCACAACCAGTTTCCCCAACTACAAATTCCCTTATGCAGATGGCACTGCCAATCAAGTCCTAACAACTGATGGTGCAGGCAATGTGACTTGGGCCTTGCCTGGTGGTGGTGGAAGCACATTTGGTAATGTCAGCATTGGTGTTGACACAGATCAAACCATCAGCACAACTACAACTGGCAATTTGATTTTACAAACTGCTGCTGGTGTAAATGCTGGCACAGTGACATTGACTGCTGGCACCAACGGCAATATTACAGTGGCACCCAATGGCACAGGTAATCTTGTTGTGACCACAGCCACAGATACCAATATTACAGATGGCAACTACATCTTAGGCAATATCAGTGCCACACGCAATACCGCATGGATTGCACCCATCAGCGGTCTAAGCACTATCAGCAGCACCAATGGTGTTTCAGTTGCCAGCAGCACCAGTTATGGTGCTGGTTTCCAAGCAGTTTACTATTCTGGTGATACCACAGCTGGTACCAACACCAGTGCTCAGTATGTGGGTCGCGGCGCCAGTGGTACCAATAGTTCACCCACTGCTGCTGCCAACAACCAAACCCTAGTAACATTCAACGCTGATGGTTATGCTACCACAGGCTTTGCACAAAACATTGCCACCATAAACTCAGGTGGTGGTACTACATCAATTACTCCTGGGCAGATCCAGCTGTATGCTAGAGAAAACTTTGCAGACAATGGCACCACTGTAACCAACGCAGGTGTAGGCTTCCGTGTGCGTGGTTTCCCAACTGGTGTAAGCATGAGCGTGGCCAACCGTGTCAACTACATTGATCACAGCCCCAACAGTGCCACTTATCGCAGTGACACATTTACTTTCCAGCAAGGCACTACCACAACTTCAACTGCTAACCTACGCAGCAATACTTGGAACATTACCAACAGCGGTGGCACCACAACTTATGCACAATTTGCAAGCGGTGGTGCTACTATTGGTAATGTGGACAGTCCTACTACCTTTATTAGAACTAGTGGCGCCACAGCAGGTATTAGACCTGTGTCATTTCAACGCAACACACAAACTGTGACTGCCGCGCCCTCAACCAATGATGGAGCCAGTTTCCGTTTCCAAACTGCTGGCAGCAACGCCACTGTTTATAACCTAGCAGAACTTGCAGGTTTTTATGGAGCCACGGGTGATTCAGGTGTGCAGATTGGTGTGGCCAACGGTGATCAGACCACTGCCACAATGACTCAGGTCGTACCATTTACAACTAAACTCAGTGGAACCACAATTAAGGCCACCGCAACACCTTCAGCTACACCTGGTGCCAACACACTCACTGATGTGGCTATCTTTACACCTGCTACAACCACTATTAGAAGCAATGCTTTAACACTGCAAAACTCAGCAGGTTCGGCATTGACTTCAGCAGGTGTAAATTACACAAGAACTTATGGTGAGTTTGCCTATACCAATGCCGCTGGCTTTGCTATTCCTGCACAAAATACCATTTATGCTATGCCTCTAGATACTACGCTGAATGCCAGCGGCACAAGTATCAGCAACACCAGCAGAATCAACATTGCTGTTGCTGGTTGGTATAAGATCATTATCAGTTTACAGGCTACATTGACTGTCAGCAATCAGCCTGGACAGTTTGATTTCTGGTTGCGTAAAAATGGTGCGGATGTCGCCAACAGCAAAACACAGGTTGACTTGCTGAAAGACCAAAAGAGTGTGATTTCTATGGATTGGTTGGTCAACAGCAACGGCACAGACTATTGGGAGATTGTTTATGTGGGCACTACAGCCAACTACGCTGACATTGACTTCCCAACTATTGCAGCCACAACTACACCATATGTCAGTCCAGTGGCTCCAGCACTACTTGTCAATGTGATCCCAGCAGGTATGTAACATGATAACTACATACAAACAAGGAGCCTGCTGTGGAAATTCGTGGTCGTTTGATCATACGCACAGGGTCTGCTGCGGCCCAAGCAGTGGACATGCCCACTGCCATAGCAGCCAACACCACATCAACAGAGCCTGTGGAATTTATTGAACATGAGTACAGAAAGAGACAACTTGGAGATGCATGTGGATCTTTGCACCGAGCGTTACAAGCAACTAGAGTACCGCCTGAGCATAGTTGAAGGCAAGCTCACAGGATTTAATCAGGACCTCAAAGAATTCAAAGCAGAAGTGCTTGAGAGTTTTGTAGAAATCAAAAACATGATCAATCGTGAACATGCAGATCGTTTTCGTACCATGGTGACCACCACAGGCACCATTATTGTGGGCCTACTTGGCCTGCTGGGGTATATTGTTGTTAATTTGAAATAAAGGTGGCCCATGATTGCAACAACAAATCTTGTGGCCAATCGTTGGTACAAACCCGGCGACACTGAACCCAAGCTGCCCAGCCCTTCTCCCAG